AGGAGCTGGTGCGGGAGGATACAGAGAATCTCACGTAGAAGCTATTTCAGGTCCTTACACTGCAAGTCCATTAGCAGCAACTACATCAATCCCTATATCAGCATCACCAGGAACTTACCCTATCGTTGTTGGAGCTGGTGGAGGACAATCAGGTCTTTATGCCGATGGACAAAATGGAAGCCCTTCAAGTTTTTCTACAATTAGTGCATCTGGAGGAGGCGGCGGAGGCGGAACAGGCCAAGGCCCAGGAAATCCAGGAGGATCCGGAGGCGGAGGCGCTGGATCAGATCCAGGAGGAGCTGCTGGAGGAGCAGGAACTACTAACACTGGCGGAGGCGGTGGTGGAAGTAGAAATGGTTCAACAGGTGGACAAGGTGGACCAGGAATTGTAGTATTAAGAGTACCAACATCTGGTAAACCAGCTAGTTTTGCTGTAGCACCAGGTACAAATACAACGTTTACAGACGGTAGTGATACTATTGCTGTATTTACAGTAACAGGAACATTGACTTTATAGTTGATTGTAATATTAAAATTATATATAAAACAAAAATAGGAGATAAAAAATGGCACACTTTGCAGAACTTATACAAAAAACAGATCCAACTGGTTTTACATCAGATCAACATTGGGTAGTAGAAAGAGTTGTTGTAGTTAGCAACGAACATGTTTCAGCTGACGAAGCTCTTGATGGAGAAAATTGGTGTTCAACATTTTTTGGTGGTGGCACTTGGAAACAAACTTCTTATAATCACAATTTTAGAAAAATGTATGCTGGTAAAGGTTTTGTTTATGATCCAGCTAAAAATAAATTTTTACATCCACAACCTTTTGCATCTTGGTCATTAGATTCAAACGATGACTGGCAAGCGCCAATTGCACATCCTACAGATACAGATGGAAAATATATTACTTGGGATGAAGCTGGTCAAAAATGGACAGCAAAAGATTCAGAAGATAACGAATATAATTGGGACGCATCAGGTCTAGCTTGGGTGTCCGCATAGGAGGACATTAAATGCCTAGTACAAAAGGCGGATCATTAAATGGTGGAGTCATTGGTAAATCCAATAAAACTTCTTTTGGAAAAAACAAAACTACACAAGTAACATCAACAGGTACTTACACTACACCTTCAACAGTATCAGCTGTGCAAGTCGCAGTAGTAGCTGGTGGCGGTGGAGGTGGTGGTGACAAAGGTGGTGGCGGTGGAGCAGGAGGTTTATTAAATCCTGGGGCTTCAATATCTGTATCACCTTCAACAGGATATCCAGTTACGATTGGTGGCGGTGGTGGAGGAGCTCCACAACCAAGTCCAGGAAGTCCATTATTAGGAGTGCCAGGTTGTAATTCAGTAGCCGTTATAGGTGGTGTAACACTCACTGCAACAGGTGGTGGAAGAGGTGGTGGAACAGGAGACACTGCAGGAGATCCAGGTGGATCAGGTGGAGGCGGTGGTTTTCATGACGCTAATGGCCCTTATCCAGGATCACCAGGAACTTGCGGACAAGGTAATGCAGGTGGAGCAAGTAATGCAGTTCACTCACCAGGAGCCTGTGGATCAGGATCTGGCGGCGGTGGCGGAGCAGGTGCAGCAGGTGGTGACGCACCAACATCTAAACCAAATAACTTAGCAGGATTAGGTGGAGCAGGCACAAATGTATCACCAGTTTTTGGACCAACAGTTGGAGTTTGTGGTTCAGTAGCCGGAGGTGGTGGCGGTGGAGCAGATTTTCCTTCACCAGCAGCTGCAGGAGGAGCTGGCGGTGGTGGAGCTGGCGGTAACGCTCCAAGTGGAGTAGGTGCAAATGCAACAGCTAACACCGGTGGCGGTGGAGGCGGTGGTGGAGGAGCCGGTAATGGTGGTAACGGTGGATCAGGAGTAGTTTTAGTAAAAGAATTAAATAAAGCATCGGGTGTTTGGTCGATGCAATCTCAATTGTCAGCATTAAAACAAGGCACATGGCCTCAAACAGGAATAGACGCTCACTATCTAGTCATAGGTGGTGGAGGAGGTGGTGGAAGATCTACTGGTGGTGGAGGTGGAGCTGGTGGATTTAGAGTTTCATTTGATACACCTTTAGCTGGCGCTACAGAATTTTTAACATTAGGAGCACACACTATTACAATAGGAGGTGGAGGAACTGGTGGTGGACCAAGTAGTCCTTTAGGAAATATAGGAAGCGATGGAATAGCATCATCATTAGGAGACATAACAGCTGCTGGTGGTGGAGGTGGAGGTGGTGAAGCACCTTCTTGTAACAGAGATGGTAGAGCTGGAGGATCTGGTGGTGGAGCTTCAATCGGTGGAGGAGTCACTGGAGGAGCAGGTGGAGCAGGAAACACACCTCCTGTAAGTCCACCTCAAGGGAATGCTGGTGGTATTAGTTCTAATTGTGGAACTGCTAACAGGAGAGGAGCCGGTGGTGGAGGTGGTGCTGGTGGAGCAGGCGCGAACGGAACTGTACCATCAAGTGGTGCTGGTGGTGCTGGACTTGCATCTTCAATAACTGGATCACCAGTTGTAAGAGCCTCTGGTGGAACAGGCGGTGCTGACTGCTCTGGAAACGTAGGAGCTACAACTCCTGGTGGTGGCGGAGCTGGAAGTGGAGGAAACCCTGCACCTGCTGCTGGAAATGCTACAAACAACACTGGTGGTGGCGGTGGTGGCGGTGGTGACAATGGTGCTGGTGGAAACGGTGGACCAGGTGTAGTTATAGTGAGAGTTCCAGGTGGAACAACAGTAGCTGTAGCACCAGGATCTAATTCTGTGGCAAGCTGTGTAGGACCAGCCAACGATAAAGTGGCTACGTTTACAGTTTCTGGGACTTTGACTTTAAGTTAGTATTAAGTTATAAGAAGAAAGAAATAATGAATTTAACAAATTACTATTATTATTTTAAGTCAGTTATTCCTGAAAGAATCTGCGATGACATTGTTAGATATGGTAAATCCATATCCGATCAAATGGCAGTTACTGGTGGATTTGGAAATAAAAAATTAAATCAAAAACAAGTTAAAGACTTAAAGAAAAAAAGAAATTCAAACATTGTTTGGATGAGCGACAGGTGGGTTTATAGAGAAATACAGCCTTATGTGCATCAAGCAAATAGAGATGCTGGTTGGAATTTTGAATGGGACTACTCTGAGGCATGTCAATTTACTAAATATGAAAAAGGACAATTTTATGATTGGCATTGTGATAGTTGGGATAAACCTTACATAACACAAAATCCTCAAGACCCCACACATGGTAAAATAAGAAAATTATCTGTAACTGTTTCTTTATCTGATCCTAAAGAATATAAAGGGGGAGAATTAGAATTTGATTTTAGAAATATGGATCCTGATAAAAAACCAAATATTAAAAAATGTACAGATATATTACCTAAAGGTTCTCTAGTTGTTTTTCCTTCTTTTGTATGGCATAGAGTATGTCCTGTTAAAAAAGGATCAAGGTATAGTTTAGTAATATGGAATTTAGGATGGCCATTTAGATAATGAAAAAAGAACAATTGTATAGAGAAGATTATTTTATAAATCCAATATACTGGATGGAAAAACCAGAGTGGATAAAAAAATTAAATAAAGCCTCTGATCCTTATATTAAAAAAGCTAAAAAACTTAATGATGAAAACGTAAAAAATAGAACAAAAAAATTTGGTGGTAATAAAAAAGATCACGGAATGGTTCATCATTCTACAAGTCTTATAGGTGACCCAAAATTTAAAGATCTACAAGATTGGATATTAGCCACTGCTTGGAATTTATTAGACGAACAGGGTTTTGATTTAAAAGGTCACCAATTATTTTTAACTGAACTTTGGGTTCAAGAATTTTCACATTTAGGTGGTGGACACCATACTCTACACACTCACTGGAATGGTCACATGTCCGGTTTTTATTTTTTAAAAGCTAGCGAAAAAACATCCTATCCAGTTTTTGAAGATCCTAGACCTGGAAGACAAATGAATTTATTACCAGAAAAAGATAAAACTAAAATTAGTATTGCTACTTCACAGATACATTACAAAGTAAAACCTGGTAGACTAATATTTTTTAATTCGTATATGCCGCATTTATATAGTGTAGATAGTGGTTATGAACCATTTAGATTTATACATTGGAATATACAAGCAATACCAACAGCAGTATTACAACATGCCAATAATAAAAAATAAATTAAATAATTTTGTAAAAACAATGTTGGGCTCAAATAGAGTTAAAAAATCTGTAGATTTTGTAGAAAATTTTATTGAAGAAAAAAAGAAAGAACTTAGGAGGAATAAAAATGTCGTTCAAAAAAAATAAATACACAGTAATGAAAGGAGCCATTACAAAGGAGTTAGCACAATTTGTCTATACGTATTTTTTAAATAAAAGAAACGTAGCTAGATTCTTGTTTGATCAAAAATACATATCTCCATTTACTGAATACTTTGGTGTGTGGAATGATGAACAAGTTCCAAATACGTACTCACATTATAGTGATATAGCTATGGAAACTTTACTACAAGGTTTACAGAAGAAGATGGAAAAACACACAGGGTATAAATTACAGCCAGCATATTCTTATGCAAGAATATATAAAAATGGTGATGTATTACATAGACACAAAGATAGGTATTCTTGTGAAATATCTACCACTTTAAATCTAGGTGGTGACCCATGGCCTATATATTTAGACCCAACAGGCAAAGAAAAACAAGCTGGTGTTAAAGTAGATTTAGAGCAAGGTGATATGCTTATTTACATGGGATGTGAACTAGAACATTGGAGAGAGGCTTTTGAAGGCAAAGATTGTGGACAAGTATTTTTACATTATAATGATGTTAAGAAGAAAACAGCCAAAGAAAACATATATGATAAAAGAC